GCGATCGAGCGGCGACAGCCGCGGGTCAGCCGCCAGCCGCTGGAAGTGGCGCGTGCGCTCGTTGTCGAGCGGCTCCAGCTTCGGCGGCGGCGGGCGCGACATCGGCGGCGGAACTTCCGGGGCCTTATGCAGCGCGGCGCGCGGGTCGGGAGGTGCGGCGGATACGGGTGCCGCGGTCGGCGGCGCAGGCGGCAGGCCGCCGCCGGGTAAGATGGCCTTCGGCTGGCCGCCTGCGCTGACGACCGGCGGGAACGGCCCGCCCTGCGCCAGCTGCGGCCCCGGAGGCGGCGGGGCGGCCTGTGGGGGCGGCTGTATCGCCTGCTGGCGCTGTTGCACGGTATCGCCGACCGACGCCCCCAGCGGCCCCTGCAGGGCTCCGGTGGTCGGCGGCATGTCGCTCATGACGTCGCCGGTGCGGTTCGAGGCGGTCGCGCCGAACGACGGCGGCGCGCGGGTCATGCCGGTGACCTCGCCGAGGCGCTGCTCCTGCGCGGTGTCGGCGGGCGTCAGCGGCGTGTCGGCGGTGCGCGTCGCCGCGACAGCGGCAATGCGATCGCGCGGCGAGGCGCTGGGATCAGACATGATGCGGGCGAGGTTCTCCGCAGCCGACATCCGCTTGCCACGGGCCGACCCGTCCGACCGCTCATAGGACTGGTCAAAGGCCGCGGCAGCCGACCGTGGATCTTGCGCGCCAGACAGGGCGTTGAAGGCCCTCGCCTCGCTGCCGCCGCCGTAGGGGCCGCTGCCGCGCAGCTCATGCCGCATGAAGGCCTGCTGGGCCTCGGTCGTCATCGGGTCCATGCCGTTGGCCTTGGCAAAAGCCTGCAAATTGGCGTAGCGGTCGTTGCGCCACTGCGCCGCCCCGAACGCCGTTCCGGCATCGCCGACCACGCCCGTAGGGAGGATCTTGGGCGTACTCTCGGCTTGCAGATTACCGACGATGCCCGCGGCCTGATGCGGCGCGACGCCGAGGCCGCCTTGGTCGTACGGGCGAGTGGCGAAATCGTGCCAGCTGGCGACATTGGGATGGACGCCTCCGGGCGGCACCGCGTCGGCGCGCGGACCCGCCGCCACCGGCGGCACTGGCGCTGCAGCAGACGGCGGCGTGTACGGCGTGTAGGTCGAGCCTGCCGGAGCCGGTGCCGAGGTCTGCGACGCCGAGTACGCCTTCGACGCCGCCTCGTCGCTCTGCAGTCGCCTGTTCAAAGCCGCTTCTTCTATGCTGTCGCCGATCGATGCCAGCCCCTCGCCGAATGTCTTTGGGTACGGTCGCTGCTTTCCCATCATCGCCTCGACAATCTTGCGCCGCATCGCAAGGCTCTCGTAGGATTGGTTGGGATTGCCTCCCGCAGCCGAGGTGAAGAAGAGGCTCGGGAGCATATCCGTAAAAGCACTTCCAGTAGCCATCACGCCGCCCTCAATATGCTGCCCATGACTTTATTGGGATAGATGTGCTTGATGCCGCCGCGCGTCGTGACGGCGCTCTTGTCGACCCTCTCCACGTCTTGCGCCATCGGGCCGACATGCCGCGCCGGATCACCCTTGTATGACCACTCGGAGATCGGCAGCTGCTTGCGCTTGCCATCCTCACCGGCGGCAAACACCGTGCCCATCGGGACGATGTTCTCCTTGACGCGCTCGTCGGACATCGCGGTGGCCACCTTGCCGCCGAGGCCGAGCAGGCCGCCCATCGTCGCCTGCCAATTGGCGTTGGCGGTCTGGTAATTCTGCTGCTGCTGGGCAAAGTTCTGGTTGATCAGCCCGCCGATGTCGGTGGTGGCGATCTGCGATTGTGGCGTATTTAACCATGACGGATTTTGCAGCTGCGAGCCCGACATCAGGGCCGCGATCTCGTTCAGCGGCTGGTTGCGCGACTGGTATTGCTCCTGCAGGGACTGGTTGCGCGCCGCATTCTGGGCGTTGAAGCCGGACTGCTGCTGCGCCATCTGCTGCGCGGCCCCGGCGTTGTAGAAGCCCGCCTGCGCGGCGTTCTGTGAGTTTTGCTGCGCCTGTGCGGCGTTGGCAAACGAGCCTGCGCCAAGGTTCTGCTGGTACTGCTGCTGCTGCGCGGCGTTCTGGAAGCCCGCACGCTGGGCGGCCATGTCCATCATGCGCTGCTGCTCTTGGCCGCCCTGCGCGGTCACGGCAAGCCGGGCGTCGTTGGACTGCCGGTTATAGTCGTCCATCGCCGAGCTGTAGGCCTGACTGCCGTAGCGGATGCCCTGATCGGCGAGACGCTGCTCGATCGCGCTGCGGTCCTTCGCCAGCTGCGGGTTGAGGCGTCCGTACAGGCTCTCCTCGACGCGCTGCCGGTCGGCTGAGAAATTATCCGTCGGGCCGTAGTCGCGGGTGATCGCACCGGCGTCGCCGAGGCCGGTCTGGATGTTGCCGCCCGCGTCGTATCCCAGCTGCGCCTGCGGCGTGTTCAGGATGTTCTGCGCGTTGCCGCCCGCCGGAGCCGAAGCCGTGTTGAACGGGCTCGACAGCAGATTTTCGACGCGCAGCGATTGCGTGTCCGCTATGCGTGACAGGTTGCCCTGCGCCTGCTCTTGGCGAACACGGATGGCCTCCTGCGCTGGCGTCAGTCGCTGGGTCGCCGTGAAGCGCGGGATCTGGTAGGTCTGGTTGGTGGAGGGGTCTGTCCAGCTGTAGTTGTCGGTGACGTTGTAATTGAGACTGCCGGTCGGCGTCTGCTGGTTGGTGTTGTTGAGGAACGCGTTCGCCACTCCCGTCGAGACGTTGGTGCCGGTCTGGGCGGCGGCGGTCGCGTACGGGTTGGGCGGCTGCGGAGCTTCAGGTTTACTCAAGGTCGCCTCCTATCGCATGCCCGGCATCGGCGGCATCTGCTGTTGCGGTTGCTGCGGCTGTTGCATCAGCCCGCCCAGCGCGCCCGCCATCATCGGCGGTGGCGCACTCGGCGGCATTCCCTGTGGCGGCATGCCCGGTTGCGGCGGCATCGGGCCCGCCTGCGGCGCAGCCCCTCCCGCAGGCATCGGCGGCGGCGGCGGCGGCATCCCCTGCGGCATCCCCTGCTGCGGCATACCCCCCGGCGGGTTGGCGATGTTCATCAGCGCCTGCGTGATCTGGTCACGCTGGCCGTTCTGGGCGGGGTCTAGATAGGCTGTCGGCATCAGGCTGCTTCCTTCTGGTCGGCTTTACCCGGACGATGCCGGTTGACGTTGTAGCGGCTCTGCTCCCAGTCTTCCACCGTCAAGGTGGCGACGACGCCGTCGCGACCACGCCCGCCGAGCCGCTTGATGGGATGAAACGCGAAGCCGACCGCGGCGGCGATCCGCAGCACCGGCTCGTTGTCGGCCATTGTCGTCTTGATCAGCATCTGGCAGCCGACCTGATAGAACGGGTAATCGTACATGATCTGGATGGTCCGCCGCGACAGCCAGTTGGTGCCGGGGATGGCGGCTCCCGACATCTCGATCGTCCCGACCTCGGGGCACCAGTTGCGGTAGACCAGCCCGCCGATCAAATAGCCGTCGTGGTCGAGCACGCCGATCGTCGAGCACGCGCCGAAGCCGCGCTCGCGGCACTCGGGGATCAGCGACGCCACGAACGGGGCGACGATGTCGGTCCTGTTGAAGACGTAGCCCAGCACGGTCCTCTCCTATACGACGATGGCGTCGCGTTCGTAGGTTGCGGCGATATTGATAAGATCCACTTCCGGCCTGACAGCTTGCGCCACCGTCACCTGCACGATCGGCGCGTGGGAAAAGCCGGTCATGCCGATCGACACCCAGCCGGTGTTCGTCACGGTTTTCACAGGCGGCACGCCAGCGTCCCAGATCGCATCGTCCCACAGCCCCTCGTCCCAGAGGTCGAGCGGGCCGGGGTCGACGCCCGCCGGTGGCGGTTGCGGTATCGTCACGACGTAGTCGGTCGTGGCCGACAGCTGCGGTATGAACGGCTCGTTCGGGCGCGCGGAAAACGATGCCCGCGCCTGCCGCCACGTCACGGTCTGCGACGGCGACTGGAACATCTCCCAGCCGCCCACCAGCGTGGCGACGTAGGGCACGCCGTTGTCGGTGCCGGTGCGGTCCATCTGCATGATCTGGCCGGTTTGTGTGCCGAAGAAGGCGTCATCGCGCAGGTGCATGAAGCACATGGCGTCCCAGCCGGTGAAACGCGCATGCGCTCCGGTGGCGGAATTGGTGGCGAGGCACAGTTGCTTGCCGGGCGGCCCGCCGGGGAGCGTGGTAAAGAGGCCGCCATATTCGTCCCACTTGAACATCGTCCACGGGTGCTCGCGCTTGTCGGCGACCTGCTCGCGCCACATCGGCTTGATGGTGCGCGTGATGGCGGCGAGCTCCAGCTCGGTGCGGCTCTTGGTGATCGCGCCCGACACCGGGACGATGCCGTCCACCGTGGCGACCAATAGCTCGCCGCCGATCAGGAGGTGGGCGTTCATGCCCAGCGGCGGGCTGATGCCGTAGCGGCCCTCTTGTCTCCAGTTGGCGGCGACGCCGGGGTCGCCGCCGGTGAAGATCAAGAGCTCGCCGAGGTCGGTGCAGAACACCAGTTTGTCGTCGATGCCGTCACCGGCATCAATTGACCATGACGCGCAGAACAGCAGCTTGCCGCCCTTGGTCGCGGCCCCCGATAGCGGGATCATCTTGAGCACGCCTTGGACGGCGTTGAGGCCGAGATACCACGCGTTCATGCTGTTCTTCTCGATGAAGAAGTAGCGGCCGCGGTACTTGCAAACATACGTCAGGTTCTGCCCGACCGCGCAGGAAGGCGGCGGCGTGATGGCCGGGTCGGTGGTGATCTGGCTGGCGTCGAAGGTTGTCCACGTCGTGCCGTCGAAATGCAGCAGGAAGTCGCCCGCGTCGTTGGCGACCAGCATGTGCTCGCCGCTGGCGTTCGACATCTGGCTGGCGACGTAGTTGCCGCTGGTCTGGCCGGTCTTGACCGCCACCGGCGTGCCGGTCGTGACCTCGTACAGCTTGGTGGCGTTGGCGGCGTACATGCGATGCACATTGCTGCCGTTGACGTATTCAAACGCGGAGATGACCGGCGTCGTCTCCGGCAGCTGCGCCCACAGCGCGCAGCCGCCGCGCAAGGAAACGCCCTTCATGGTCGGCTTCCAGTTGTCGCACACGATCGCCGCGCCCGGCTGCATGAAGGCTTCGTTCTCACTCTGGACGATGCCGCGCGTCGGTGCCGGGATCGTCGTCGTCTGCAGCTGCTGCGCGACCTGTGCAGGCACTGCCGAACGGCGGAAGAATTGGTGCTGGCTCATGCAATCACCTTGGCGATGAAATCACCCAGTGTCAGCGGCGGCTGGCCTTCCAGCGCCCGGACGCGGTTTTCGTGATCGTAGAGCACGGTCTGCTCATTGGTAGGTTCCGGCGGCGGCGTCTCCGGCTCGACGTAGGGGTCGGGCTCGTTGCCCTCCTCCAGCCATTGCTGATACTCGACCCAGTCGCGGTTGGCGGGATCGTTCGGGATGCACGCGCCGTCCTCGGTGCGGATCACGGTGGCGGGGGTAGCTGTGAGCTGGTATTCGGACATGATGTCAGAGCCTCGCGTCGGCTTTGTAGGACCAGCGGGCGTATCCGTTAACCATGGGAGACGTCATCTGAAACGCCCCCATATCCACCGCCACAAGGTTCGCTGTAATCGATCCGCCGGTGCCTGCGTCAAGCACGGTCATCGTTACTGTAGGGGCAGCACGCATTGGCACACTCCACGGCCGGGTCTGGATCATCGAGCCTATGGCAGGTGACTGCATCATGATCTGACCGACGTCCAGATAGCGTTGACACGTCGCCAGTTCCTGATCGTAGGGCCGCATGATCAAAGCCGATCTCGCGGCGGTTGGCGCTTCGATGCCGGGGAGAACGACGAGGCCGGTCATCTCGAACGTGTTGGTGCTCACCGATGCGATGTTGAAACCGCCGGAACTGGCAACGCGAAGTATGAAGTCGATCCCGAGGCCGTTATCGACGAGCCATGTACCCGTGGTCTGCGCGGGGAACGTCGCCGTCACGAATTGCTGGACGCCGGGAGCGGTAATTGTCACATTGACGATTGGAGCAACTGTACCGGCAGAATTTACGCAGATCAGCGGCAGCGTCCCGGCGATCGAGGATTTGAGCCAGAACCCGACCGTTAGTGGCTGCGCCGTAGCGGTGCCCCATGCCAGCCGCGCAATGCGCCAGCCCTCGATCCGGTGCCGGATGTCGATGACATCGGAACCCATGCTGGCTTGCGCCGTGACCATGTAGAGCGAGAGTTGCTTCGCGTAGCCTGAAAATATCGAACTGGTCTGTATCATCCCGAAAGTGGCGGTGCCGCCGGTTTTTAAACCGAGCCAGCCATCGATCACATACTTGCTTTGGGTGCCGGAGGGGAAGTTGACCGCCGTAGCCCCGTTCTCCTGACTGACATCCATCGAGCCGTTGAACTGCATGCCGTTGGTGGCCATCGCGTCGAACGGCGCGGCGTAGACGTTGGCCCGCGCCTGCACCTGCTGTGCCGCGGTCAGGCTTTGGGCCGCATCGTAGCGCACCACTTGCGTCAGATCAGCCTTGCTGGTGTCGGTCGGGTGTCGGTGATCCTCGCGGGCGTACTTCGTCGTGGTGCCGACGGCTGCGCCGCCATCCATTAGCGGCGGGACCGTCGCTGGAGGGATCGTCGCGCCATCGGCACCGGCAGGCCCCGGCGGCCCCGGCACGGTCGAGGCCGGGCCGGTCGGCCCCGGAGGCCCCGGCACGGTCGAGGCCGGGCCGGTGGGCCCTGCAGGGCCCTGAGGCCCTGTCGATCCCGGCGGTCCCGGCACCGTGCTATCGGCACCCGGCGGCCCCGGAGGCCCCGGTACAATGCTGTCGGCACCCGGCGGCCCCGGCGGCCCCGGCACGGTGCTGTCGGCACCGGGCGGCCCCTGTGGGCCCTGCAGCGCGACGTTGTAGACGGCGGGCGGCGGGCTTACGAAAGCCATGGCGCACTGACCTTGCCCCACGAACTGACCTTGCGACCGATGATGATCGGTGCCGGGCTGTCGTGGCCCATCGCGTAGGCAAGCGCATCGCCGTAGGTGCCCATGTCCTCGGCGTAGCTCGCGCCCTTCTGTGATTTCCACTGCCAGATCATGCCGAGGGTCAAAATTCTCTCGTCGAGCCGGAAGCTGTCGGCGTCATCAAGGAAACGATCGCCGAAACCGCCGCTGGCAAGCTTGATGCAATTCTTGTCGAGGTAGGTGTAGTAGGCGGAGACGCCGACCGGCATGATCGGGTGGATGTGCATCTCGCCGCCGAGTTTCGTCCACTCGCCAAACGCGCTGCTGTGATTGGCGAGGCGGTTCTGCATCCACGCATCAGTGTCCGGCACGAACGTCATCGGCTGCTGGGTCGACGACGTGCGCCACACATTGGACGTCAGCAGCAGCCGCTTGAAGTTGGCCGGGATAGGAAAGGCCGCTGTGCCGGTCCACACGGCCAGCGGGTCCGGCTGTGGCGGCACATAGGCCCCGTCGCCGACCATGGTGTTGGTCAGGCGCAGCTCGGTCCAGTCTATGTTGTCGTAGGCGATGCGCTGCGCCATCTCGTTGGCCAGCGCCAGCATCTCCTGCATGGTGCGATTGCCGGTGATGTTGGAGAACACGCTCGACGGCTGCACAACGCCGACCACCGCGCAGACATCCCTTACCACCGACAACAGCGTCATATCATGCCGCCTTGGCTGGGCGGCACTCGACCGCCATGCGGATCAGGTTCTTCTTGTTGGTATTGCCCAGCGGCTCTTGGCCGGTGTGGGTGGCGATGTACTTGCGAAGTTCCGCGGGCTCCATCTCCTCGAACTCGGCCTCGGCGTGCTGCGCCATGGTCTTCTTGGCGATCGCGTCCTCCTCCAGCACCGCATTGCGCGCCCGCAGCGCCATCAGTTCGGCCTCCAGCTGCTTGTTCGGCGCGGTGGTCTTGGCCTCGGCAATGTACGCCATCGCCGCGTTCTTCCACTCGCGTCCGCCGGTGCCGAGGTTCTTCAGCTCCTGACCATCGATCGCGGCCAGCGCCTCGACGGTGTAGATGTTCTGCGCCCGCAGCTCGGAACGCTTGCCCTCGGAGAGGAACGGCACGTAGTCGAGCGGCGTGCCGCTCTTGGTCTGCAGGTCGCGGCGCTTGAATTGCTGGTACTGGCGCTGGAACCGCTCGGCGTAAGAGACCTCCCGCAGCCCGCCGGTCTCCGGGTCAGGCTCCCAGTGTGAGAACGCGGTCGCCGGAAACACCTTGACGTCGCGCGAGCCGGGGACGCGGATCTCGACCACTTCCATGTCGTCGAAGATCGGCCTGCCCTCGGCACGGCTGCGCGCCTCGTTGGGGACCGGGTGTTGCTTGAACAGCGCCACATTGGCGTCGTCTGGATCGCGAAAGGCCATCTGTCTCTCCGTTGTTGCCTTCAAAAAAGTGCCGGGCCGCCTTCGCGGAAGGAAGGCATCTTACCTACACGTCAGCAGCCCGGCCTCTCCCCGTTGCGTTGTTCGGCGCGTCAGGAAGCCGGAACGCTGTCGTACAACCTCCAGTTGAACATGGGGTTGGTCATCGTCATCTCGCCCATCCAGCCAATGAATTGGGCGACGGCGTCCTTGTCGATCGGCATTTGCCCATCGCTCTCGAACAGCTTGTCGAAGTTACGGTTGGGGTGATAGCGGATCTTGAGGCTGTCGGTGTCGATGCCGAACGTGGTGTTCGCTGGCATGTTGCTGCCGATGCCGCCGTCGAGCACGATCTCGGCACGTTTTCCCCCGCCGATATATTCAAGCGAAGAGAACCCCAGCGAGCCCATCGACGTGCTGCCGCTCTGGCGCTGGATCGCCAGCGTCGCCGCGTCATACGCCGCGTAGTGCTCCGGCGACGTGATCAGGAGGTCGGCATGGTCACGGCCCCGCGAGCGCGCGGTCATGATGGCGTTGAGCATCGGCCTGATCGTGGTCGAGTTGACCTGCGTCGATCCGGCCATGAAACTGTGCGCGTCGTAGGTCGTGGTGCGCCACAGGGTTGCGTTGGCCCGATCGATGCCGCCGTAGACGCCGGTGTTGGTGACGATCGGGACCGCGGTCGCAAGCCCGGTGAGCTGCTTGCCGCCGTTGGCGGTGCCGTCACCGTACAGCGCCGCGTCCATGGCGTCTTCCAATGCACGCTCGGCAGCCGAGATGTAGCTGTCGTAGACGTCCATCAGCTGGTTTTCACCCTCGTTGTTGAGGATCTCCTGCATCGACAGGATGATCGGCACGACGACCTGCTTGGGCGTGTACGCAGCGTCGTTGAACAAATCGATCGCCGGGTTAAGCAACTGATCATCCAGACCTTCGCAGCGGAAACGCGACTTCCACTACCGCCCTTTCGGGCTGCTGCATGTTCCCATGCAGAGGAGACTATCTCATCACCCTCTTTCGAGGGGCCGGGGGCTTCGGGCCGCTTGGCCCTACGAGCTTGCGCTCTAGTCGTTACACCTTCCGCTTTTGGCGGCTCGGCTCGGTGTTGTCCGTTCTGGATGTTCACCGATTTCTCCCGGTTCTTCGGTGCCGCTTACGCGACAGAGGGCCTGAAAGTTAAGCCGGAATACCACTGCGCGGCCTGCTTGGCGATCTGCAGCGTCTGGCGAATGACCGGACCCGAATAGGTCTGCCACGCACCCTTGCTCCGCAGTTTCGAGAGCAGCGCGTTGTTGTTGGAGACGAGGTCTTGGTAGCCGGAGGAACGCTCCTCTAGCGCCATGGATAAGATCTGCTGGTATCCAGCAGCCGTTGTCACATTGGGCATTGTTGCCACTCCACATGGGGTTCAGATGTCAGCCACCGTTGACGCGACGGATCGCGTTCTGGATGGCCTCTCGACGTCCGACGG